GGACTTCCCTAACTTTGAGATGGCGTTGATTGATTTAACGCTACGTATGTTCACTGAGCCTACCATAACGTTAGAGACTTCGATTTTAACTGAACATATAAAAAAGATTAAAGCTACTAAAGAAAGACTTATGTCAGCCATAGCGCATGACCGTAAAGAACTAATGAGTAACGCTAAGTTTGCAGAACTACTAGAAAAACTTAATGTTGTTGTCCCTCGCAAGATCAGCCCCACTACCGGCAAAGAAACATATGCGTTTGCTAAGACTGACGAGGAGTTTAAAAAGCTACTTGAACACGAGAATGAAAAGGTGCAAGCACTTGTGGCTGCTAGACTAGGCGTTAAGTCTACTATAGAAGAGACACGTACACAGCGTTTTATAGACATAGCAGGGAGGGGTACGTTACCCATACCCTTGCGTTACTACGCAGCACACACAGGGCGTTGGGGTGGTGATGACAAAATTAACATGCAGAACTTACCGCGTGGTTCACAACTTAAGAAAGCAATGTGCGCTCCAGAAGGGTACAAGTTTATAGACTGTGACTTGTCTCAGATCGAAGCTAGAACTTTAGCTTGGCTTGCAGAGGCCGACGACTTAGTAGAGGCGTTCGATAGAGGTGATGATGTGTATAAGATTATGGCTTCAGCTATCTACGATAAGCCCGAAGATGAGATAACAAAAGAAGAACGTTTCGTTGGTAAGACTACGATACTAGGTGCAGGGTATGGAATGGGCGCTGCTAAGTTTAAGTCTCAGCTTAAAACGTTTGGTGTAGAACTAGAGCAAGATGAGTGTGATCGTATTATCAAAGTATACAGAGAAACATACCCTGACATACCTAAGTTGTGGCGTTCTGCCGGTAAAGCCCTAAAAAATATTATGGAAGATAAGACGTTTGACTTTGGTAGGGAGGGAGTTGTTTGGGCTAATGGGTCTGTAGGTATTGAGTTACCAAACGGATTGTATGTTAGGTATCCAAACTTACGTAATGAAACCGACGAGGAAGGTAATACAGAAACCGTGTACGACACACGGAGGGGTAGAGCCATCCTGCCTAATAGAATTTATGGTGGTAAAGTTATAGAGAATGTATGCCAAGCACTAGCGCGAATTGTTATAGGTGAGCAGTTGTTGCGTGTATCACAGAAGTACAAAGTAGTAATGACGGTACATGATGCAATAGGTTGTATTGCTCCTGAAGATGAAGTAGAACAAGCAATGGAGTTTGTTGAAAAAAGTATGAAAGTGCGTCCTAAATGGGCTTCAGATTTACCTTTAGATTGTGAAGGTGGGTGGGGAGAGTCTTATGGTACGTGCTAAGAACTACAGGGGGTTTTGATGAGTTTCTCCCCTGTAAAACCCCAGAGGGCGGTGGGTTGGTCATCATTAGCCGGTAACACCCTCAATATACAGCAGGAACCTAAAAATTACATAGTGGGGTTATCAATCCTCTGCTACGTCGTTCTCCAGTCCAGTGTGTATATCGGGTAAGCCACGCTACGGTTAGTCGTACTTCCTACCCCAAGAGGGGAAGTACGCACCAAATTCTAAGGGGGGAGTTATGAAAAGACTAACCAAAGCAAGGCTCAAGAGAGAGCTGTTCATACTTAAGCAGGATATAAAAGACTTACGACAAGCTGAGAAGATTTGGGAAGGACTTCTTGCTAGTTGGCCTGATGACACCGACTACATCTATGTGGATGAAGAAGGTGCAGTTGAAGAAACTACTGGAGCATTACACTAATGACGCTAATGAAAAACGCACTTGATAAACAAACTGGCGGTAACCATTACAAGGATATGGCTATCCAACCGGCAGAGTATGCTGAGAAGAATGGCCTGTCCTTGCTTGAGGGCAACATCGTTAAGTATGTTTCGCGGTGGAAAAAGAAAGGCGGTCTAACTGATCTACAAAAGATCATACATTGTGCAGAACTCATTATAGAAATCCATGGCATAAAAGAGAACAAATGAAATTGACTATAGAGTTAGACGAAGAAGATGTAGAAGAAGTTATGCAACTTATACAAAGGCTTACTGAAGTAGTAGAAAAGTTAGAGGACTACGTGGAGGAGAAGCAAAATGCAGTTTGAATATTACGCAACTATCGTGAAAATTGTGGATGGAGATACCGTAGATGTCGATGTTGATTTGGGCTGGAATGTTGTTATACGCGGTAGTGCTGGTCGCATCCGTCTGCATGGGGTCGATGCTCCAGAGTCTCGCAATAGAAACGTGGAAGGCAAAGCACATGGCCTCCTTGCCAAAAAATTCGTACAGGAAAAACTTAAAGTGGGAGGAGTATATAAACTCCGAACAAAAGAGAAGGGCAAATTTGGAAGATACTTAGGTGACTTTCAGGTAGGTAACAAGTGGTTGTGTGCAGAGCTTGTGGCTAACCAACTAGCTGTACCGTATACCGGACAGAATAAAAAAGAGATTGCGAAAGCGCATGAAGTTAATCGCCTGTTGTTAGTTAAAAAAGGACTTCTATGACGGCTTGGAGTTACAGTAGCATAAACACGTTCAAGCAATGCCCTAAAAAGTATTATCACTTGAAGGTAGCTAAAGATGTGAAGGACGTAAGTAGTTCTGCTATGTACTACGGTAACGAGGTGCATAGAGCGGCGGAACATTACGTCAAAAAAGGCACACCTATACCTACTAAGTTTAAGTTTATTAAAAAGACTTTGGACTCGCTAAACAATATACAAGGTGAGAAACATTGTGAGATACGTATGGCCTTAGCAAAAGAAGATGGCGAATACGTACCTACGACTTTCTTTGCTGACAACGTATGGTGGAGAGGTATAGCAGACTTACTCATAGTCGATGACGATAAAGCTTATCTAGTTGATTACAAGACAGGCAAAAGTGCTAAGTATGCGGACACCAAACAGTTAGATTTACTAGCAGGAGCTACGTTCACGCACTACCCAGAAATTAAAAGTATTAAGTCTGCTTTAGCATATGTAGTGAGTAACGAATTTGTGCAAAAGAAACACACGTCAGACATGCGTAAGTCATACCTCACTGTGTTTGATGACGAACTAGAAAGACTAGACTCGGCAGAAGAGAACGAAGTGTGGAACGCTATCGACGGTCCACTGTGTGCGTACTGTCCGGTAACTAAATGTGAACACAATAGGAAATAATTATGGCTACAAAGAAACGAGATTACAAAGCTGAGTACGCTAAGTATCAGGGTACAGAAGAGCAAAAGAAGAATCGTGCAAAACGTAATGCTGCTCGACGCAAAGCTGCAAAAGAAGGCAAAGTCAGTAAGGGCGACGGTAAAGACGTAGCACACAAGAAGGCTATATCTAAGGGTGGAAAGAACCCAGGCAATACTAAAGTAGAAGTAGCCGGTGCTAACCGTTCGTTCAAGCGCAACTCAAAAGGCAAGTTAGTCTCAGAAAGAAGCACTCGTGAACGGAAAGCGTAATGCAGACAATAACTAATGCAAAACTTCCCTGCGCTAACGACGAAGAAATACAGTACGCCTACGAAGATATTGTTAAGGAAGCAAATAAATATAACCACTGGGGTAATAAGCCAGATATACCGTTAGTACCAATGCACACCTACAAAGGTGATGTTCCTAGTATAAGAAGAATTAGTTATCGCACGTTACAAAAGTTTAAATGTAGTTACGATGACGAAAATCAACCTGTAATAATGAGAGGTGCATGGGAAATTATGATTAACAAGTACTCCTCAAGAAAAGCGTTTAACGACGAAGTAAGGGAAAGGTTCTTACGTTTTTACAAAGCTACTATTTTAAGTTACGAAGACGCTGACAAATGGAGGAAGAAAATAGATAGTTTAATGCACAAAGAAAAGTACAAAAGGCGTTTCTACAGACAGACAAACACCGAAGGTATGTATACTAACCCTAGGTATTTGTACTCTAACATAGACTGCAATTTTTTTATATTTGGTATTGGATATCATTTTATAGAAAAAGAAAAAATACAAGTTGTTAAATCAATTTATAGACACATTAAAAGACTAACCGTACTAACCAACCCACATCAGGAGAAAACTAAATGGCAGCAATTAATACAACAGGCGATTTAAGAAAGTTTCTTTGTAGCTCTATTACTTCAGTAGCAAATGGAACAATGGATATAAGTAAAGCCAGAGAGGTTACAAAACTTGCAGGGCAAGTAAACGAATCTTTCTACTCAGAAGTTAAAGTTGCAAGGTTGCAAATAGATTTAAAAGAAGAGTCGGATAAACTAGGTTCTTTACCAGTAGCCGGTAAATAACTAATGCAAGTAATCGATGATAAGGCGATCATACTTAGAACTAAACGTCCGCATCTAGTCACTGAGGCTATCGAAAGGTGTAAGGTTTTAAGCGAAGAAGATGGGATGTATAAAGTTGCAGTTAAATGGGACTTAAAAGGAGCGCAAGCACTAGCAAAGTTGAAGGTTGAAGGTACACCTTCGCCCATTACACGCGACTATGAATGGACTGGTAAGCATGAACCCTTTGCCCACCAACGTGAAACTTCTGCTTTTCTTACACTACACAAGAAAGCTTTTTGTTTTAACGAGCAGGGTACAGGTAAAACTGCTAGTGTAATATGGGCAGTGGATTACTTGATGAACTTAGGACACCTCAAACGTGTACTTGTAATCTGTCCTCTGTCTATTATGAAATCAGCATGGCAACAAGACTTATTTAAGTTTGCCATGCACCGCAGTTGTTCAGTTGCTCACGGCACGTCTACCCAACGCAAAAAGATAATCAACGCAGGAGCAGAGTTTGTCATCATAAACTTTGATGGCGTAGCTGTAGTTTCAGAAGAGATTGTCAATGGTGGGTTTGACATGATCGTAGTTGATGAAGCTAATGCGTATAAAAACGCGCAGACAAACCGTTGGAAGACGCTTAACAAACTTGCGACTAACATTCCCTGGATGTGGATGCTTACTGGTACTCCAGCAGCTCAATCACCTGTTGATGCTTTTGGTTTAGCCAAATTAATTAATCCAGAGGGCGCACCTAAATACTTTGGACAGTTTCGTGACAAGGTTATGTACAAGATAACTCAGTACATATGGAGACCTAAGCCAGATGCGGACACTACGGTACATAAAGTTTTACAACCGGCAATTAGGTTTGAGAAAGATCAGTGCCTAGACTTACCTCCAGTTGTGCATGTGGAACGCGAAGCTCCACTTACTAAGCAACAAGAGACTTACTATAAGTTATTGAAAGATAGGATGATGATGCAAGCAGACGGAGAACAGGTTACTTCGGTCAATGCTGCTACTAACTTAAACAAGCTGTTGCAAATCTCAGGGGGTGCCGTTTATTCCGATGACAAAGAAGTTATACAGTTTGATGTAAGTAACAGACTAAAGATTGTGAAGGAAGTAATTGAAGAGTCATCACACAAAGTACTCGTGTTTGTACCTTTTACGCATACTATAGAATTGCTTAAAGAGTTCTTAACTAAAAGTAAAATTACTTGCGAAGTAATCTCTGGGAAAGTCACGGTTAACAAACGTGCTGAGATTATTAAGACGTTCCAAGAAGATGACGACCCACACGTTCTTATCATACAACCGCAAGCCGCGTCACATGGTTTAACTTTAACAGCCGCTAACACAGTTATATGGTACGCACCAGTTACTAGCGTAGAGACATACCTACAAGCTAACGCCCGTATAAATAGGCCCGGTCAA